TAGAACCATCAGCCCCATTAGAACCATTAGAACCATTAGAACCATCGGATGTGGCATTACCACGTATTTTAATAGCCTCCTCCTTACAATACGCATAAAGAAGTTCAGCGGCTTTTATTGCATCAGCAAAGGTTTCAGAACTCTCAACAGCCTTCAAAATAACCTTTTCTTGTTCATTAAATACGATATCAATACAACTACCAACTTTGCAGCAGATATTGATACGGTCAGCTAAATTATATGATGATACATCATCATCTCCAATCATAAAGAAATCTTTATCAAGCAGCTCCTTATATCCACTATAAAAAATCTTGGCAGAACCTGGATATCGTCGCTTACATAACTTTTCAATACGAGCATCCTCAGTAATATTCAGAAATGACATCGGAACCTTAGTGAGTTCCCTCCAGTCATCATTTGGTGTATAATTAGCATGACTTGCCTCGTGTAGAAGTAGAAGCTGATATACATTCTCAGAAACATTTTCCCAAATAGGAAGAGTAAGAATCCGATTTTCTACATCAAATGATGCAGTATCTACATTCTTATGCTCAACTAAAAGATCCTCAGTTGCTAAAAGCCTAGCAAGATTTCCATGAATTTCGTGATTTACAGACACATTAAAGTTTCAATTGAACCCATTATACAAGGAAATCACCATTGTCACTAATGAAATAGACAGTTTAAAAATTGGCACATATTAAAAAAGCGTCCTTTTTCGGGACGCTTCTTGAGTTTGTTTATAAAATTTTTAGCTCGCTTTTTAGCTTGTCTTAATGCTTGTGGCTTAAGATGTCTCTTCTGGTCTTTTTTAGAATGATGTTTCCAATTTGGGGTAATCATTTTTTAATTATTTAGTTGATTCTCTGTCTTATGAGTAAAGTTACCCTTCTTCTCAAACGTAATAACATTATCAAACTTATCTTGTATTCCTTCCTTATGGGAAATAACGAATACATTAGCATCTGTAATTACATTACGAATAATATTAAGGAAATCATCTGTACCAGAAGAATCCAATGACCCATCAAACACCTCATCAAAAATTAATAAGGAAACATTTGTAGAATTCTTTATTTTAGCAATTTCTCTCCAGGAGAATAACAGTGCCAAATTTATACGAGCTTTCTGTCCTTCAGAAAAAGAGTTATAAGAAAAATTTTCATATATCGGAGAGCATATCTTCTCATTAAATTCTTCATCTAATGTAAAATTAATATATAAATCCATCATATGCAAATATCTATTAACCTGTTGATTAATCAATGGTAGATACTTTTTAATAATCCTAGATTTAACTCCACCATCCTTCAATAAATTATATGAGAATTCATAATACTGAGATTGTTCTTTTTTATTAAGTAATTCAGTCTTGGCTTGTTTAAAATTCAAAATAAATTGTTCTAATTTATCGTGTTCTACATTACGATTCTGAATCTGGTCCTCAATTATTAAAATTTCAGATTGTATATCTTTAATCTGAGAATGATACTGAGAAATCTTAGTATTATTCTTTGATATGTCATGAGTAAGAGATACAATCTCCTTAGATAATTGAGAGAATATATTCTCTCTCTTCTCCTCTTCATTGATAGTAGACTCAAGTTCCTTATATGCCGCTTCTAATTCCACTGAAATACTCTGAAATTCATCAATTTTAGATTGCCTAAATTCATCTTTCAATTCTTGGGTACAGGTTGGACAAACCGTATTCTCATTAAAAAACTTATAATCTTTACCTATGGATGAAATCTTTTGGGACAATTTACCTCTGAGATTTCCAAGTTTTTTCAATTTGCTAGAAGCACCAACAAATTGTCCAAGATTTAAATTTAATTCCTCTAATTTTTCTGTTGTTACTTTATTTTCATCACCACAAGAAGTCTCTTGATTAATTAAGGATAATATTTTATCTTTTTTGGTCTGAATATTATCCTTGCCTCTCTTCTCAATTTCATCAATAAAGTTTTTTTGCATCTTAACTTTATCAGATAATGACTCTTTCTGTTGTTCTAAAGATTGCAATTCAACTTTAAGTTGTCTAATCTTATCCTTAACTACAATATTCATTGATGAGAATATCTTAATATCTAATAAATCTTCAATGACCTCTCTTCTATTGGCAGATGATAATTGCATAAAAGGAATAAAATTACTAGTTCCAAGAATCGCAATCTGAGTAAATGATTTATAAGTCATCTTTAGAACTGATTGTTCAAACCACTTCTGTTGGTCAACAGTTGATGAATTTTGGTCTAATAACTTACCATCACGATATATTTCAAAAATATTTGGCTTTATTCCTCTACACACCTTCCATTTTGTTGTCCCCACAGAAAGTTCCAATTCAACTAAACAATCCTTCTCATTAATTGAATTAACTAATTGTGGTTTATTGATAGGTCTATAAGGTTTACCAAATAATCCAAAGGTTATTAGGTCACATATGATAGATTTGCCGTGAGAATTTTTACCCACTAGACAAGTAGTATGGTTCTTATCCAACTGAAATTCAATTGGATGATTACCAACCGATAAAAAATTCTTACCACTAATTTTATGAAATGTAATCATAATGAATTCTATAAAACGACAAAATTCTCACGAGGAATAACCATATCGTGAGGAGTAATAACAGTGTACTTATTTCCAGTTATTTCACAAGTTTTAATCAGTAACTCCGAATCATATTCTATTACGTGAGTTTCTGGATATCCCAAATCTTCCAACATTATAGCGTATCTAACGGCATCATCCTCTTCTTGAAAAATGTATATAATCTTTTCATCATCAGAATTTGTAACTGAAAATGCTCCTCCCTCTTCTGAGCCATCTATGGTAATTAAGAACATCACACCAACTCACAGGCTTCTTGATATACCAAATTCATCAAATTCTGAATCTTTGATTTATCCAAATCAATATCAGATTCTTCAATATAACGATTTAGAATGTCCATTGTATTTTCGGACTCAAATGCCTCAAAATTCTCAGACTCATCAATCAAGAAATTCTCAACTATCTTCAGTTCATAAACATTAGCCTCATATAATTTCTCAATATATTTTTCAAATTGCTTAACATTTGATTTCTTTCTAACTATAACTTTCACTATCTTACCAGAATACTTAGAGAAATTTATTATTTGATAAGGAGTATCATCATAGTACAAATGATGAAACATTGAATATGGATTATTTACGTGATAATGTTCTAGAGTATCAGTATCAAAAATGGTAAATCCTCTTGTATCACCAACGTCATTAAAAAACATCTCATAAGTATTTCCAAGATAAAAAATAGTCCCATTATCTGAACGAGTATGATAATGTCCGGAGAAAACTTTTTTAAATTTATTGAATATAGCTGGCTCTCTACCATCAACCATCGTATGTCCTTTATGAGCCATAAATCCATTTAATTCCAAATGACCCATAGCAATATCTACTTTAGTTTTTTGAATTAAATCCATTGATTCCTTTTCATTTTCTGAATTAATCCAGGGAAGAAAAAGAATTGGAAGTTTATCTATAATAACTTCAATTGGTTCGGAATAAACTTTTATATTTGAATATTCCTTCAATAACAAATCTGGAGAATTTATGCGATTGGTATTACGTAAACTACAATCGTGATTACCAGTAATCAGATGAACATCATATTTTCTTAGTGGTTCTAAAACCACTCTTTGCGTCCATTCTAGTCCACCAAAATCAATAGATTTACGAGTATCAAAAGCGTCCCCCAAATGAATAACAGTATCAATACCTAATTCTTCTAATTTAGGAAAGAATATATTTTTATAAAATAACTCAAAGTAATCTTGAAAATGTTTTGATGATTTTCTCGCACCGAAATGGCTGTCCGTAAAAATTCCGATTTTCATAATAATTTGTTTCCTTTACGGATATTTTCAGTAGCAGTCAAAATTTGCAAATTATCTGGGTGATATTTACCACCTTTTGAGATTGGATGGATGTGGTCAACATGATGAAGAACACCTGTCTCTTCTGTAATTCTACCACATTCTTTGTAAATGAGCAATATACGTTGATGTTCTTCGGGTGTTAGGATTGGCGTCTCACCAAACTTTTTAGATCTATATCTATAAGTTTTATTATTTTGTTTTTCTTTTGTCCTATAAGGTTTCATCAACTCTTTATTATTAAGTTTTTCCAAACCAGATTTTATAGAACACGGAGCACAGTTATAAGAACTTACGTATTTCTCACAACTACCACAATGCTTACATGGTGTATTTCCGATATAAGTTTTTTCACCTTTCTCAATTGCCTCTTCACGGGCAGCACTTTTTTGAGTATATCCTTTTGATTCTGCCCTTTCTCTATTCCTTTTTAAATTTTCCGCCATTACCAGTTTTCGTTCTTCTGGCGTATATTTTGGTTTAGTCATTCCCTTTCTAACTCCACAATACTATAATTATTTATAACACTTTGGAGTTAGAAATAGTTTAATTTCTCAATTTAGTTTGAATGTTCTCCTTAATACTATTATAATCACTGTAATTAGACCCATCTATATTATTATCATCAGTGAATACCGCATCAAATCCAGTTCTCTCTAGAATCTTATTTTTAATTTCTAGTTGCCTTTTTTCTCTTTGTATACGACGAAGAAATGCATAATGAGTTACCTGAGTAAAATAAGCAAATGGATTAGATGACTTCTCTGGGTCAAAGTTCAGACAATATTGTAAGCAATTTTCAACCGCATCACTTATCATGTCATCTTTATACGAGTAGTTGACAAAATTGGGCTTAAAGGACAAATGAGTAGCAATCTTAAGAAAACACTCACCAAGGTAATTTGGAATTCTTGGTTTTGGTTCACCCGCATCCTTTGCTTTCTGTGCAAGAACACGATAATCAACCATAGCAGAGAGAAATTCTTTATTGTTGACGTAATGAACGCTTCTTTTTCTTTTAGTCATTACAGCAGTTGTTATCATTATCTTTTATTCATTAGTATGTAGTTATTTTAGCACATCATATCAGTTTTGGCAAGTAGGTATTTGTGCCTATTGACAAGATAGTGAATTGCCTGTAGAATAGGTTTGTCGCTTTTGAAGTCAGGTTGTAGTTAATAAGTTCTAAAGGTTATTAACTGTACTTAAGGAAAGAAACAACAAGGAAGGTTACCTTCGGTAACGTTTTTACGTAGTAAAAACTAATTAGTATTAAATATCTTCTCTAGTAATTCTTTAGTATCATTAACGTTACCTAAGTAACCCATACTTTCATCTATTTTAGCATAACTTGAATGAGATGTAAACTCATTTGTTTTCTTTCTCATATAAGCCTGATACATAGAAATCATTTCTATATCAGAAGATTCAGTCATAGTTATTACGGTATTCAAATTAATAATAAACATATCTTCAGTGGTTGTCTTAATCCAGGGTTCGACCTTATAAGCATAAGAACCAGTTCTAGTTCTTATTTCTGATATTACTATCGGATGTAATAGAATCAATAAGGTTCTATTTTCTTCTTCTGATACTGATATTTTAGAGAATATCTCTTCACCAGATACTAATTTAATTGTTGAATAAAATTCTTCTTCCATTATTGTGTTAGGTTAATCGGTATAATTTCGTACTCAAATTGTTCTTCATTGTATATTTTAACTCTTTCTAGAAAATGATTAAGTGTGTAATTTTTATGAGAAGCTGTTGCGCAATCATCAGAAATATCGTATAATGTGGCTCTATCCTTATTACTTCCTTTTCTTAGTACTCTACCAATACTTTGTAAATTACGAATTCTAGATTTACTTGGAGAAGCAAAGATTACATTATGTAAATTTCTAATGCTAACTCCAGTACTAAAAACCCCATAAGAAGCAACAATAATTGCGTTTGATTCTCTTTCTGTAATTTCTCTTACTTTCTCTCTTTCTTCCGCATTCACTCCACCATGAACAAAGAATATTTTACGATTGATTTCACTGCTACTATTTATCAACTCATAAAGTGGCTGACCATGAGTTTCCACTCTAGAGAAGAGAATAAGAGTATTTCCTTTGAGACTGAGAGCAAGATTTTTAATGAAATTATTTCTTTTCTCATTAGTAATGATAAATTGAATTTCATCTTCATACGTATCAAATTTTTGTGGAGGATGTTTCAACACCAAACAATGTATATCAAGTTGAGATGCTCTTCCTTTGTCCATCAGTTCTTTAGTCCCAACTGCTTTATATGCTGGTCCAAAGAGTCCAGAAATTACCCATTCGTGAGTTTGTCCATCTTTTCCACCGCTTGATAAAGTTCCAGTAAAACCAAATCTATATTTGATATTGTGGCATTTCTTCATAATATCAACTAGACTTTTTGATTTTACACAATGGCACTCATCTATAATAATAACATCATAAGAATCAAAGAACGATTTATCCATTGTAATAAGTGATTGCCAGGTAGATAGTGTAACTGATAAATCTGTTACTTTTTCTCTACCAGAGAAAATCTTATGACAATGTTCTTCGGAATTCCATCCATATTCATTGAAGTCATTATACATCTGATGAATCAATCCAGTAGTAGGAAAGACTATTAGTATTTTTAAATTCTTGGCTACGTAATATCTAATTAACGTATAAATTAGAAAACTCTTTCCAGAAGAGGTTGCAGAAACAATAGTCTTACGATTATATCTCAAACATTCATAAACTGCATTTATCTGATAATCATAAGGTTCAAATGGTTTGCTAGCCTTAGCTATAATCGCCCGCATATAGCCCTGTACGCCCTCAGAAGAGACTTCTTCGTTGATTTCAAATGGAAGTCCATAAAACTTACTAAACTTAAATTCATAGGTATATCCGAGATTTTTTAGTTTAGCAATTACTCTATCTAGAAGACCAACATAAATTTCTCCAGTATGAGTTGATAATAAATGTATTACCCCATTCCAAGATTTGCTTCTATATTGAGGCATAAACTTGGCCGATTCCAACTCAAATGTAAAGAATGGTGCTAGTTCATATAGTACATGAGGTTCACATTCAAGCTTGATGAAAACCTCATTCTTCTTAGATATTATAACATCAGACATTTAAAATCCTGCTGTGAATTTAATATATTCAATACTATTTTTAATTTGGAATCCACGATTATGAATCATCTTTATGATATCTTCTAGGTACTTCAACATCGTGTCATAATACATAACTTGGAGTTTATTGTCTCCTAACTGTTTATCTGCACTCAATGTTTTTTCTAGGTGGTCTTTATCTCTTATTTTTTTATCATAGGGATTTTGTTCATATACCTCTTTATCTGCCTTTCCAGTATAGTATTCATATTTCTCGTGTAATAATTTATTATTTTCTTGTTCTTGTTTTTTTCTAAGAAGAAGTAGATTATTATAAATTTCGTAATACTTTGCGTGTAATGATGATATTTTTAATGATTCATCTTGTAAGTTATCAATATCAATTTTGGAATCTTGATTCCACATAGTTTGTATTTCATTTAAATTCATAAAAGATTTCCGCTGTTGTCCGTTATTTCATAACAAGTATATTTAAATTTGACTTCTGCAGACATAAATGTTGTATCATTTTCTGTTGCATCAAATAGTAAAGTTGTTAAGTCATAGGGAAATAAATCATAAAATTTTATTTGAAAATTTGGTCTCAAATTACTATTTAAAATTTGAAGCGTTCCGTCTGAGTATATATTTAGGTTAGTTCCATTACGATTTTTAATATAAGTATTATCACTTTGTAAATCATAAATTTGTTTCAATGATTCTGGGAATCCCAATCCTCTCATCCAATTCTGAATTTCCATATAATTCTCTAAATCCTCATCTACCATAAATTTGAGACGGAAATCTTCAAATTTAATAATATCTCCTGGTTGAGGAATATTTGTAAGATATGATGGTTGATTAGCTATTCCTAGAGTAATTGATGGTATATTAGATGTATTAGTAAAGAATGCTACCTTTGGTGCTCTTATTAGAGTGAACTTAAATTGAGTGGGGGATAAGAAATTTCTATTCTGTATCTGCCCACTATAAACATTTCCAGTCATATGATTTTTAGTTATTTATGTTGCTATTGACTATAAGAAGATTATCATATATAATACACTTGGTTGGGAGGTTGATGTGAATATTGTAGAGATTATTAAAAATAATTGGGATAAAAATAAATTCATATCATTATCCCTTAATAAGAATATAAAGTTACAAATTGAGAATGAAACATCGTTTTTAAATTCTTATTATGCTTCTATTCCTCTAAGGACTAGGGCTTATGTGATAATTAATGATATTACCGAGAAGACACTACCAAGATGTAAATGTGGATGTGAAAAAGTAGCGGCTATTAATAAAACATATTCAGACCAAGGATTTAGAGAATATTCTGGACCGGATTGTTCTAGAAAAGATAAAACAATCAACAAGGATATTCTAAAAAAACTTGAGGATAAAGAATGGTTGTACGAACAAAGAATAGTTCAAAAAAAAGCAATAGAATTAATTGGAACTGAATTAGGAATATCTCCCATACCAGTTACTAAGTGGTTAAGAATACATAAAATTGATATAATGCTTGATGCTAGAAGAAGAAATAGTCTTGCCACTAATATATTAAATGATAAGGCTAAATTGGAAGAATTATATGGTTCTGGAATGACCTGTGAGCAAATTGCTGAAACTCTTAGTACTACTAAATCAACAGTTGCAAGATGGTTGTCTTTTTATGACATTGAGACAAGACCATCTAATTCTTATGAACGAAAAATCAATAAAGTTAGTAATGAGGAGAAGTCTCTCTTAGAATTTATTGTTGGTATATATTCAGGTGAGATAATATCATCAAATCGTTCTATATTAAATGGTAAAGAATTGGACATATATTTACCAGAAAAAAATATTGCTATAGAATATAATGGATTATATTCTCATTATTATAGACCCTGGGAATCTAGTGAATCACTTATTAAAGATTCGGCATATCATTTAAATAAGACACTACAATGTGAATCTGAAGGAATACAATTAATTCATTTATTTAGTGATGAGTGGTTAATTAAAAGAAGTATCGTAGAGTCTATTCTAAAAAGTAAATTAGGAATTAATGAAAGGATATATGCACGAAAATGTAAAATTGATGAGGTGGATACTCATACCAAAAATATATTTCTAAATTCCTATCATATTCAAGGGGAGGATAAGAGTAAGATTAAACTTTGTCTAAAATATAATGAGGAAATATTATGTGTGATGACATTTACTAATTCTAGATTTAATAAAAATTATAAATGGGAACTTTCTAGATTCTGTACTAAAAGTGGATATAATGTTATTGGTGGATTTACTAAATTATTATCACACTTCAGAAAGAGTAACATTGGGTCTATTATTTCTTATGCAGATCGTAGATATTCTAATGGTAATGTTTATAGAACCAATGGATTTGATTTGATTCATATTAATTCACCATCTTATTATTATGTTGATAAAAATTGTTTAGAGAGACACAATCGGATGAAATTCCAGAAGAAGTATATTGATGCTTATGATTGTACTGAATATGAGAAAGCTAGAGAATTAGGATTCAATAAGATATTTGATTGTGGTTCTTATGCTTTCGGATTATCATAAAAAAAGAGACCCTTTCGGGTCTCTTGAGTCAAATGTGAATGAGGCTCACATTAGATTGGTGATTTTAACACGACGATAGTATCTGTTAGCATTGATGGTCAATGCACCTAGACCCTTGGTTAGACCTTCAGCAAATGGATTGGCAACTAGACCATAGCGAGTCTTGAAGCCAATTTTTGGTTGGAAGGTATTCTCACCAACGGCACGAACCATTTGGAGAGGAATATAAGGACAATAGAAGAGACCAGCATCATAAGGAGAAGAACCCTTATAACCAACAACGTAATACTGATTAGCAGATACGTTAGCAGAATATGGGTCAATATAAACGCGATACTTACCCATTAGAACACCAGCGAAGGTGTTACCGGTATCATCAACATTTAGATTGGCGTTTAGAGCAGGGGTATAGTCAAGTACACCAGCCATAGTTAGCGCAGAGGCTACGTCAGCTGAGCACAGAATTACATTGCCCTTCCCTCTACGAGTTCTTTGTGCGATTGCGTTAGCATCACGCTCAATTTGGAATAGAAGACCCTTGAACTTTTCAACGGACCAACGACCATTGGAGTCAACATCAAGGTCAAATACACCAGGAGTAGCTACGTTAACAGCAGCACCTTGCTCAGCAACCTTATAAATGGTACGAATAACTTCGCGGTTGATTTCAGCAAGAATCTCAGTGGAGAGAATATTTGCTAGTTCCGCTTCAGCATTCAAACCGTGAATTGCCTTAAGGTCTTGAGCTAGTTCAAGGGTGTATTCTGCCTTTAGAGCACGGCTCTTGGCTTCAACAAGAACCTTCTCAATTGAGAAAGCCATTTCGTTGAACTGGTCACCAGTACCAGCACCAAGATTTTCAGAATCGCCAGTCTTCATACCTTGGCCTACTTGGTAGGCGGTAGAAGAAGCACTACCAACAGGATTAAGAAGACCAGGATTGGTACCAGAGTTGGTGTTATTGGTAGTACCAAAACCAACAGCAGGATCGGTGAAACCAGCGGTTGCATTAAAGCCTGAATCTTGACCGGAGAAAGTAGTATCTACTTCATTGTAGAAAGCTTCTTCACCAGCTTGATTGGTATAGCGTGATCGCATCGCAAAGATTAGTCCAGTAGGACCAGTCATTGGTTGAACGCCAGCTAGGTCATAAGCAACTAGATTAGGCATAGCCCGACGAATTAGGCTGATTAGAACGGGGTCAAAACCAGCAACAGGACCACCAGGAGCAGCACTACCACCGAATCCACCACCAGCACCAGCAGCATTAGCTGCGTTAGTTGGAGTTTCAGTTAGTAGACCAGCTCCACCGAAGGCGTGTTCGTCTCTTAGGGATTTTTCTTGATTTTCGAGCAAGACAGCGGTTACTGCTTTACGATGAGAATCTCTGATGGGGTCTAGACCATCATAGTTCAGAAGCGGTGCCCACTTTTCTTGCAGATGTTCAGATTGAAACATTTGCGTTTACCTCTTTTAAAAATTGTGTTTGTTTTGTTTGAATTAATAAGAAATTCATTTATTGGACAGCAGAGAGGCTGCTTTCAGATAAGATTCCATTGAACCTGAATAAGATACAGGAGCAATATCAAATCCTTCAGAAAGAGTTTCTGGCTGGGATTTTTGGTTTCTCAGTTGTGAAGGGAAATATGATTCCTTCAGAGTCACCAATTTGTCACGGTATTCTCTCTCACCTTCAAACTCAACACTTTCGGCAAGTGAAGCGAGCTTTTCTTTCTGAGTGATCGCAAGACCATCAGCTACAACACCAAAGATTCTATCGGCAACAGACTCAGAGAGTCTCTTGTTTAATTGAATGTTTCTGTCAATTTGCTCGTTGAGTTTTGTCTCCATATCATCAAGTTTTTCTACCATATTTTCAAGTACATCATATTTTTCTTCAGGGAGTTGTACATAATGTTCTTCAAAAAGTTCCTTCATACCAGATAGGAAGGACTCAGTAAGTTCTTCCTTAAGACCACGCTCTACAACAAGAGCGTTTTCTTGAATCCACTCTTCAGCAACATACTCAAGATAGGAATCAACCCTATCTTCAAGTTCTTCTTTAATAGTTTGAACTTCTTCAAGAAGAGCTTCTTCATACTGAACTTCTAAAGCTTCACGAATATCGCTTACTTTAGAACGAAGAGCAGCCTCAAAAATGGTGCGAGCCTTTTCTTGGAACTCTTCAGAAAGCTCTTCACCAGATAGAAGAGCATTTACATCATCCTCAATATCAAACTCTTCTTCTTCTTCTTCGTCTTCATCAGTTTCTTCGTCTAGTTCTTCCTCAGGCTCATTAGACTTCTTAGACTTCTTAGACTTCTTAGACTTATCATTTTCGTCTTCCTCTTCATCATTTTTAGGAGCTTCCTCTTTCTCATCTTCAGGGGCTTCCTCTTCATCATCTTCAGGGGCTTGAAGACCTTTCAGTGGGTCAGCTGCTTTTGCTCCACGGTTAACAACATCACTCACTTGAGCTAATGTTTTACCTGGGGTTACTAATTTAGCTGAATCATCATCAGACTTATAATTCTCCGGAGTAGGACCACCAAGGTCTTCCCAGCTACCAGTTTGACCATCTGGAATACCAGTGGTTAATTTTTGGATTGGGTCACCAGGACGCGCATTAGCATTTACTGCAGTGCGTGACTGAGAATTTTTTGCTTCCACTTCGTTTAGTGTTTTACCACGAGACATTTGAACTCTCCGTTTTAACCTTTTAATATCTTTATTTATTTATGCTGATTAGATTTTTAAGAATCTAAATTAAAGCATACTTAAATAATTTTCAAAGTGAAGAAGTTTTCTTTCTTCAGTTAGTCTATTATTAAAAGCATCCTTTTCAATTTGCTTCTTCATATTTGAAGCAATATATTCTTGTTTATTAGTATCATATAACCAATTTACTCCTTCCATAATTCCTTCTACAAATGCCGTCTGGCAACTTGGGTCGTGAACTATATCAGCAGTGGCCAATTTAAAGTCTTTGGCTACCATTGAGTATCCATATTGAGTAGGAATTAAACTACCCACTCCACGAGTGGATATTCCAAGTTTAATTCCAGCTTCATAAAGATTTTGGGCGATTTTACCCATTGGGGTATCTAGAAGTTTAGCCTTACCAATAAATCTATTGCCGTCTTGTTTAAGGCTTTCAATTATATGTGATACTCTGTCTAGATTTATAGATGGTCCACAATTACCAGTCCAGTAAGTATATCCATTTTGTTCAACCATAAAGTTAGTATTCTCAACTTGAATGCAATATACTTTATTATTCCAATCTTCCTCCAAGATTTTTAAAAATCTCGCATCTAGATATATTCCTTTTGTAGATAAGAATCTACAGAAGTATAGTTTCGATTTAGTTGTAGCTTTAATAGTCCTATCTGCAAAGGTATAGTCCTTCTCACATAGCTCATCAAATCTTGAAATTCCGAGTCCAGCAATAACTGCTATGTGTGAAATATCATCAATCAATTTTTTAGAAGTGCTGAATACATCGCAACGAGAATATTTCTCATCAATACTACCTCTACCATCCCCAAGCACAAAGTAATCAATAAAGATTCTAGCTGCCTCTGAATTTAAGTTCCATATTACATCTTTCGGGACATATTTATGATAACAATCTCCAATAGGATATAAATATTCACCAAGTCGCCTATCATAACAAGACCAATCTATTCTATTTCCATACTTAGATTCATTCCACTCCAATCCATCTAGTGAATATAAAACCTCCCGAATTGCATCGGCTTTATGTCCTTCATTTTGACAGATACTAATGGAATATGAGCCATTACTTTTTTTAGAGCAACTTCCTTCTGATAAATAAATACCCAAAAATGCAACAAAGCTACTAAATTCTAACTCAAGATTGGAAAGATATTTTAAAGTTTTATCAGTAATTGCGGTAATAGTATTGGATTTTGGGATAGTATACACATCGGGATGAGTTGTATTCACCCCTAATGAATATTTTGGGATATACCACTTGGATAACTTATTTTGCCCACTCAAGTCTTCAAATATTTCTTGAGCGGTAACGAATTTATATTCATTATGATTTCTTGAATTGTAGATTAAAAATCTATGATCGGGAGTTACTTTAGTATCAATTCCCCTATTCTTTAAATTATACAATATTCCTTTATGGGAATTGACGACTACCTTTTTAATTGGGTGTAGCTCTACTTCTTTCGTGGTGGGATTCAATGTGTAAACTAACTCACCTTCCTTTGAATCTTGAATATGCTTCCACCCATCATCTGCAGTTAATAGTTTAGCATCACCACTTAAGCAGGGATGACCAAGTTCACCTAAGGCGCGATTTTCATTTACATAAGTTTTCACATAATCATTTACGGCATTTTCTAATACATCTCTACTATATTGTCTTTTATTTCTATTTGTGGAATTTGCTTCCATAAAAATACCTTGTATATAAAAGGTCTTTTTACCATTCCTTTCTTCAGTTAGAACCTTAATGTCCTGTGCTTCTTCTGTTATCAGTTTCATTAGGCGTCTCCTGAGATTTGTACTTGTTGGTAATAAAGAACTCCAGTTCCAGTTCCATAAGAAGCAACTTTCACGGACTTTCTTAAATCTCCATCGGAGTTGAATGATGTAACAATTCCACTAGTATCAGTTCCAATAGATACTCTAGTTGAGAAGTATCCACCTGGATTGGCTGAATTGTTTATAGATATTACTGGTTGATGGGTAAAATTATGATATGGTTGGGTTACAGAGGTGAAGGTAACATAATCACCAACTACAAATGGGCTACCGGTTCCTTGTGGGAAATCAATAGTGGTGGTAGTTCCTGTTATAATACCAACCACACTTTGAGATGCTGGACTTAAAGCAAGTGTTGCGGTTCCACCAGAAGGAACATAATAATCCGTTGCCGATGCCGTTGGTTCAGTACCAATTGCAATAAAGGCACCAGAAGCTGTGGCTACAACTCTTAGTACCTTTGATTGAATAGATAAAGCCGATGACTTTACTGATGTGGCGGCGGTAATTGCGATTGAATTACCAAGTCCCACTGGTTTATGCGCCATTATCTTATTATACAGTTATATTAGTTATTTATAGAATTATTAGTTCTAAAAATCACTTAACTTCTTTTGCACCATTCTTTTTTAGTTGGTCTTCAACTTGAAGGATAATAAATGAAACAATTCCATTAGATTTGATTTGGGGAATTGCACCAAGAGCTTCAGAAAGAATAAGAAGAACTGTTGCGATTGTTGCTTTATTTGCTGCTAAAAATGTGAGAAGTGCTGCTAAAGACATAATGACCTCAAATGTTGTGTTCAATATTATTTATCAAATTATATGTTTTCGTTCAATTTTCATATTAATTATATGAAGTGGTTGCAGAACCTATTCTACTTACTTTAAAATATGAGTTCGGTTGAACTATACCAGCAGCAGCAGAACCCAGAGATACTTGTGGAATAATTGTTCCAGCAACAGTTATTCTGATAGTTCCTTTAATTTGTGCCGTACATTCATTTCCGTTTGATTGTGTTAATTGAACATTTGCCGAAGTATTCCAAGACATATTTGGACTTCGTGGAGTAGTAACACCAGAACCTTTAGTTGCAATTGCTTGCCATCCTTCAGTTTTTGTTGCAGTTCCATCTAATCCAAACCCAAAACCATTATTACCACTATTAATTGAAGTAATATAAAAATTGCATTCAAACAAACTGGATTATTTATTACTTTACAAGTTCTCAATTAAACACCACCATATGCAAATATCCAAACACCACCAATAGCAGTTGAAGTTGAAAATAGTTCTATCATCATACTTGCCTGAGCAGCACCACCACCACCAAGTTGATAAACATTGCTACCATTACTACATTGACTTGCGGTTACTCCAGTAAATGTAAAAGTATTTGCATCAGCATGAGGAGTAATAAAAATCCTAACACCTCTATTTGCTGTAAAATTAGTTAGTGTAACTGCTCTATTTCCATTAGCACTTGGTTGCCAGAATATTACAT